TGCTGGCATTGGTGCCTCAGTTGCTGGCGGCGGCTCTAACGTCGTGCCGGTGTTCTGCAACGGCTCGGCTTGGCTTATCGGCTAAACCAAACGGGGTCTTCGGACCCCGTTCTCATCATGAACATTTACCTCCAACACCCCATTCATGGCCGAAAAATTGCATCAATGGAGGCGGAAGCCGAACATGATGAAAAATATGGCTGGGTGCGCTACAATCCCGACACGCCTTCAGAGCCTGAAGAAGCGGCTAACACGCTTGTGGTAAAGCGCAAATATACCCGTAAGGCTGAAACCGAAGGAGTCTGACATGGCAACGTACACCGCTGGCGATCAAATCAACAGGGCACTGCGATTGCTGGGTGTACTCGCAGAAGGCGAAACGCCGTCAGCCGAAACCTCTCAAGACGCCCTGATGGCGATGCAGCAGATGATCGATAGCTGGAATACAGAACGCCTGTCTGTGTTCTGCACGCAAGACCAAGTTTTCACATGGCCTGCTGGCCTTTTGAGCCGCACCCTCGGCCCCTCTGGTGACTTTGTGGGCAATCGCCCAGTTCTGTTCGATGACGCCACATACTTCAAAGCGCCCAACGGCGTGTCGTATGGCATCAAGTTCATCAACCAGCAGCAGTACGATGGCATCGCAGTCAAGACTGTGACCTCCACCTACCCGCAGGTCATCTTTGCCAACATGACGTTCCCCAACGTCGAGATGTTTATCTACCCTCGTCCCACACAGGACTTGGAGTGGCACTTCATATCGGTCCAAGAGCTGGCCAACCCGCCTAGTTTGGCGACTGTCTTGTACTTCCCACCCGGCTACCTGCGGGCGTTTACGTACAACCTGGCAATGGAAATTGCACCCGAGTTCGGCCTTGAGCCAAGCCCACAGGTGCAGCGCATCGCCATGACCAGCAAGCGCAATCTCAAGCGCATCAACAACCCTGACGATGTGATGTCGATACCGTATGCCATCGTGGCAACACGCCAGCGCTTCAACATTTTTGCTGGAAATTACTGATGAAATCGCCGATCCTTGGCTCCAGCTACGTTGCCCGCAGCACGAACGCTGCTGACAACAAGATGATCAATCTGTTCCCCGAGGTTGTGCCCGAGGGTGGCAAGGAACCGGCGTTTCTGAACCGTGCGCCCGGTCTGCGTCTGGTGACCACCGTGGGCACTGGCCCCGTGCGAGGGATGCTGGAGTACGGTCAATGGCTGTACGTTGTATCCGGCAACGAGCTGTACAAAGTGGACCAGAACTACGCCGCCACGCTCATCGGCGTTGTTGGCAACACCGGCCCCGTGTCAATGGCGATGAACGGCACCCAGTTGTTCATCGCAGCCAACGGACCAAGCTACGTCTACAACGCAGTTGACAACACCTATGTCGAGAACTCGGCGTTCCCACGGGCGCAGACGGTCACGTTCATCGACGGGTACTTCATCTTCAACGAACCCAACACACAGAAGTTCTGGGTCACCGAATCTTATGACGGCACGGTGCTGGATGGCGCCAGCGTTGCCAATGCTGAAGGCTCCCCTGACGGGCTGGTGTCGCTGATTGCTGACCACAACGAGCTGTGGCTGTTTGGCGGCAACTCGGTCGAGGTTTGGTGTGACGCAGGTCTGCCGCCACCGGGCGTGCCCTTCCAGCGCATCCAAGGCGCGTTCAACGAGATCGGCTGCGCTGCCACGTACTCGGTAGCCAAGCTGGACAATTCGCTGTTCTGGCTGGGCGCTGACGCCCGAGGCAAGGGCATCGTCTACCGCGCCAACGGCTACACCGGCCAACGGGTGTCCACGCACGCTGTTGAGTACGCTATCGCACAGTACGATGTCATCTCGGACGCGATTGCTTACACGTACCAGCAAGAGGGCCACGCCTTCTACGTGCTGACGTTCCCATCGGCCAACGCCACATGGGTATATGACGCATCAACACAAGCGTGGCATGAGCGCGGTAGCTGGGCCAACGACCAGTTCATTCGCCATCGCTCCAACTGCCGCGCCGTGTTCAACGGCGAAGTACTGGTCGGTGACTTCCAGAACGCCAACATCTACGCATTCGATCTGGATGTCTACTCGGACAACGGCGGCATCCAAAAGTGGATTCGCTCGTGGCGGGCGCTGCCCACCGGCCAGAACAACCTAAAGCGCACAGCGCAGCACTCTATGCAGCTTGACTGCGAGGTGGGCTTCACGCTGCCGCCTGTCAGCCAGCCGGTGTTTCTGGTGACTCAGGATGAGGACGACATCATCACCGAGTCTTACGACTTCCTGATTGACGAAACAGGTGTGACGATCAACCCCCAGCCCGTGGTGCTGCTGCGCTGGTCTGACGATGGTGGGCACACTTGGAGCAATTACCACGGCAAGGACATGGGCACAACGGGTCAGACTGGCAAACGGGTGATCTGGCGCAGGCTGGGTATGACCATGAAGCTGCGCGACCGAGTGTATGAGCTGTCGGGTACTGACCCCGTTAAGATCGCCATCATGGGCGCAGAACTGATCGTATCGCCGACAAATGCTTAACGCCAACACCAACATTCCGTCAAACAGGGTTCCGTTCTTTGACGAACGAACCGGTTTGATCTCGCGTGAATGGTATCGGTATTTGCTGGCGCTGCTGGAGTCGGACATTGATTACACGCCACCAAACGCTCCGGCACCAGTGCCGCTGAGTGGTTCGCCCTTGGTGTACGGCAACACGACAGAGCGCCCGATTGACATAATGATCAGCGGCGGCGGTGTGCGCAGGGTCGAGTTCCAGCGTGGCACTGGCACCAAGTACAACACGGGTTCGTACTACGGCATGTTTGGTTTGTCACCGGGTGACGCGCTGACCATCACGTATTCGGGCACGCCCACTATCACGGCAATTTCGAGGTGATCATGCAAGTGACCTACGGTAAAGGCTTTGAAGTTGCAAAACCTCAAGTATTGATTGAGGATGTGGAAGCCTTGCAGGCAGAGATGGTGAAATACCCTCAATACGAGCCGCCAACAGAACATGTGTTTCACGGCGGTATGTACTGCCGTCAAGTGTGGCGTCCAGCAGGTTGCTTGATTGTCGGTAAGGTTCACAAGAAAGAACACTTCTACATGATCGTATCGGGCACGGTTAAAGTGACCACAGACGATGGCGTGCAGACCATTACTGGGCCAATGCTGCTGTGCAGCAAACCGGGAACCAAGCGCGCGGTGTACGCCGAAACCGACGCGCTCTGCATGACGTTTCACAGAGTTGAATCAGATACGGTAGAAGACGTAGAATCGGAACTAGTTGAAGACGACCCTAATTCGATGTTTGCCGTCGGCAATAAGGTCAAAAACTTACAAATCGAGGTGAAATCATGAGTTTTGTTGCCGCAGCAATCGTAGGCAGCGCCGCAATAGGTGCGTATTCAGCTAACCGTGCAGGAAAAGCGCAAGCATCCGCCGCAGGCCGCGCTGCCGATCTTCAACAAGAGCAATTCGACCGTCAAGTTGAATTGCAAGCCCCGTGGCGTCAGGCCGGTGAGCGTGCGTTGGGTAAGCTAGAAGCCGCATCGGAGTACACGCCATTTGGTATGGCTCAGTTCCAAGCCGATCCCGGCTACGGATTCCGTTTCGAGCAAGGCCAAAAGGCGTTGGAGCGCAGTGCTGCGGCCCGTGGCGGCTTAATCAGCGGCAACACTGGCGGTGCTTTGCAGCAGTTCGGCCAAGGCATGGCTTCGCAGGAATACCAGAACGCATTCAACCGTTACCAAGCCGAGCGCCAAGCCCGTCTGGGTCCGTTGCAGTCGCTGGCCGGTGTCGGTCAAACTTCGGTCAACGCGCTGGGTCAAGCCGGTCAAAACTACGCAACGGGTATGGGCGAGGCGTTGGGTGCTGGTGCTCAAGCCCGTGCATCGGGCTACATGGGCGCTGCCAACGCCATCGGCGGCGGTATCGGTCAGTACATGGGCTACCAGCAAAACCAAGCCACCAACTCGCTACTACAGCAAGCGTTGGGCCGTGGTGGTTACGGTGGCAGTATTGGGTATGGTTCGGGCTACGCTGGCGAAGGTCCAACTGGTTATGCGCCTTAAAGGAATAAATCATGGCACTCGTTAACCCCAACATCGCTATGGCGTACAGACAGCCTGAAATTCAGGCTCCGAACGCATTGGCGCAGTTTGCCCAGATTCAGCAGATTCAAAGCGGTCGCCAAGCGCAGGAGCTGGCGCAATACCAGCTTGGAGCCGCCCAACGCGCCGAAGCAACTCAAAATGCGTTGGCTAACGCCTACTCTCAGTCGGTTGATCCTGCGACAGGCAAAATCAACTACAACAAGTTGACGGGCCTTTTGGCATCTGGCGGTGGCGGCTCACAAATTCCCGGCATTGAAAAAACCCGTCGAGAGATTGAAACCGCTGAACTTGCTCGCGATAAAACCCGCGCAGAATTGCTGGACACTAGGCTCAAACAAGCCCGTAGCTTTTTGGACACGATTGATCCGGCTGCACCAGACGCGCCCCAACGCTATTTGGCATGGCATGAAGCCAACCATCGCGACCCCATTATTGGGGCCGCGTTGACCGAACGTGGAATTTCCGCAGAACAAGCTCGACAGGGCATCATGGCTGCGATTGAAAAAGGTCCAGCGGCTTTTGCGCAAATGCTAAATCAGTCCAAACTGGGCACTGAAAAGTTCATGGAAATGAACAAACCGACTACGCAGGTCATCGACCAAAGCGGTCAGCGTCAAATTGTGCAAATGCCAGGTTTGGGTGGCACGCCAACTACAGTGGGTACGTTTGCGGATGTGCCCTTGCCCGCTGCTGTGGAACAGCAAAAAATTCGTATTGGCAACGCTACCCGCGCTGTCACAAACGTCCAGTTGCCGCCGCAAGAAAAGGCCGAGCAGGCCGAGCGCGGCAAGATGCTGACGCAGCAATACGACGCCGTTTCCAAACAAGCGTCTGTGGCCGCTAAGACGCTGCCGTCCATCGACGCCAACTTGAACATCTTGAACAAAGGGTTTGAGACTGGTTTTGGCACTGAAACCAAAGCCGCAGGCGCTAAAGTGCTGGCTGCATTGGGTGTGGATAGTGCAGAAAAGTTTGCCACCAACGCCCAAGTCTTTCAGGCGAAAGCCACAGAGGCTGTGCTGCAAAAGCAGTTGGAGCAAAAAGGCCCGCAAACCGAATCGGACGCGCAGCGTATCGACGCGATCGGCTCGCAGCTTGGCAAGACGCCGCAAGCCAACAAGTTCTTGCTCACCACTGCCAAAGAGCAGCTGCGCCGCGACATGGAGCAGCGCAACTTCTATGACAACTGGTGGAAAAACAACAAGACCTACGACGGCGCGGAAAGCGCTTGGTTCTCCGGTGAAGGTGCTAAATCGTTGTTTGACCGTCCAGCACTCAAGCAGTACGTAGCACCGGCAGCTACTGCCGCGCAGATTCCTACTGCGGCTACACCCACCCTTGCAGCGGCTCCAGCAGCTGCCGTCCCGCAAGCGGCTATTGATGCGCTTAAAGCTGGCCGAGGCACGGATGCGCAGTTCGACGCCATCTTTGGGCCTGGTGCGGCAAAACGTGCTCGAGGAGGCAAGTAAATGGCCGCTAATCCTTTTGCTGAGTTCGCCGCTACGCCCGCGCCCGCAGTAAATCCGTTTGCGGAATTTACGGCCCCGCCAGTTCAGACCGGAATACCTGGCCCTCGTCAAGCACCAGGCTTTCTGACGCAGCTTGGCCGCAGCGCAGCCTCGCTGGCTGACGTTACAGTCGGCGGCGTGCTGCCTGCGGTCGTACAGCAAGTGGGTTACCCGTTGGCTCGTATGGGCCGCACACCACAAGAAGCGCAGGCGGCTACTGCGCGGTTGGTTAGCGCGGTCGAATCGCCAGTGGGCAAAGCCTTTGGCGTTACCGACACGCCCGAATACCAGCAAGAGGCTGGCCGTCAGTTAATGGACTTCATCGGCCAGAACTTTCAAAAAGGTGCCAAGTGGATCGCTGAGAAGACCGGCGTTCCCCAGTCGGACGTTGAGAACATGTTGGGCACAGCGACCGTGGCCGCGCCTAAAGCTGTTACACCTGTTGCCCGCGCTGTTCGGGATGTGGCTGCGCCGCAGATCGAGAAAGCCGTCATCGGCGCAAAGATGCCGTTTGAGCCACGCGCTCAAGCCAAGCG